TCACTCATTGAGAACTAGCTCCGCTTCATAGGTTGAATCTTCAGGAATCTTCATCGATTCCAGCTTGGTGGCAATATTAATCTGAATGGCATTCTGGGTATTAACACCCTCGGAGAAGTTAATGGCGGCAGCTTCGGCTAGTTGCTTGATGTTTCGCTGCATCAGCGGCCTTGACCAATACCTTACCAGTTAGAAACTTGATCGATTTTTTCATGGTCTCCAATGAAGCCGTAATTTCCGACATCAAAGTGGGAACCCCGTCATCCTCCCAAGGGGCGGGGGCTGATTCATTGACCAAGCGTTCTCTGCACTGGAACCAACGCTGGGTATCCCGCCATCCACAAACGGTGGACTCGCTGACCTTTAGTTCCTCGGCAATATCCCGCAGGGTGCGCCCCGAACAATACATGGAGAATCCCTTGATGCATTCAAGCCTTCGTTTTTTGTCCATCTCCTCCATCTTAGCGGGAGGAACTACTAGGGCTACAGGACGCTCTTTGTCCCAAGGATAGAGATTCTCCGCTTCGGGATTTTCCTGCCAGACCTTCACATAATCATCCCACTTCTCGCTGTAGATCAGCTTCTCAAGAGTGGGCTTGTGCTTGGTGTCTAAAGCTTGCATAACTTCGGGCATCTTTCGCCCAGCGGCGTAGAGCCGAAATGCGTTCTGCTTTTTGATGCGGTTTTCGGGGCTATCCCAATCTCGTTCTGCAACCTTGCGCTTTTTCTCCATCCAGATTAGTGTAGTATAAATTTCATAAATGGCAACAGTTGATCAAGGGATAGAGAAATACGGGAGGCTATGGTTGCCCAAAGACAAGCAAGCCATCACCCCGATCCGTATTGAGATGGACGCTTTCCTCATGGGGTTAACCCCCGAAGAAGGAGGACTCGGCAAAGCCCGCCATTATAGGAATATCGTCTCTGCTATCTGGCCAACATTCCAATGGCACAGATGGGCAGAACTCAGCGCACAGGCATTCTGCAACCAAATCTATGAGGTGGATGAGGCCACAGGCAACCGATTCGTCCGAAGCGTGACGGGACTTGCTGGCGGAACTGACTCTGGTAAGTCCTACGGGATGGCGGCGTTTGCGCTGGTCAATTGGTTCTGCGACCCGATCAACACAATGTGCATTGTGGTCTCTACATCCAAGATTGACGCCAAGCAGCGTATTTGGGCGGCACTGGTTAAGATGTATCGGGAGGCCCGAAACATGGGACTAGCTTCTGGCAGGCTCATTGAGTCCATGGACATCATCAAGCTCTCGGATGAAGAGGGGGCGGTGATCGACCCCGAAACAGGGGTCAGTGATGCGTCTTCCATCATGCTTCTGGCGGCTGGCGACGAATACAAAGATGATGCGCAAAAACGACTTCAGGGTAAGAAAAATCGTCGTATCGTGTTGATAGCAGATGAGCTTCAGGACTGTTCGAATTCTATAATTAACGAAGCCGTGTGGGGGTTCAAGGGCGCACAGGAGTTATACATTGTAGGCGCGGGGAACCCATCCTCCATCTTCGACCCCCACGGGAAGTTCTGTGAACCCATCAAGGGATGGATGAGCGTGGACGAGAACACCCCGAACTGGAAGATACGAGTGGCTGGTATTGAGGGAGTATGCATACGATTTGACTCAGAGAACGACAATCCCAACCAACAATCCTTCGATGCGGGCAAGGGACTCCGCTACCCATTCCTGCCCAAGCCTAACGATGTGGCATTGGCCAAGAAGGAACTCGGAGAGCTAAATCCCCAGTATTGGAGGAAGTTCAGAGGCTTCTGGCCTCCTGCTGACGCCGATGACTCCACGATTGTCTCGGACATCCTGTTGGCTCGCCACGGGGCGCTAGACAAACCAATCTGGGATGGAACCCCGAAAGATATAGCTGGTATAGACCCCAGCTACACTGAAGGAGGTGACCGATTTGTCTTCACCCATCTCAAGTATGGGAAGCTGATTACTGGTAAATGGGCGATAGCTGTTGAGAAACAATACGTCCTCAATAGGAGAGCGGGTTCTCAAGAAGACTTTCAATACGAGATGATCCAGCAAATCCACGACCTCTCTCTCAAATTGGGAATCCCGAATCAATGGATGGGGGTGGATGCTTCGGCGGGTGGTATCTTTTGGTCAATCGGAGAAAGGGAGCTCCTAAAGGGTTGGCATGCAGTAAGTTTCGCGGGAGCGGCATCAGATCTTCCCGTAAGTGCCCAATACGCCATGAGAAACGAAGTCACGGGAAAACCCCAAGTCGGCAAGGAATTGTTCCACAACATGGCAAGCGAACTCTGCTTTGCCGCTCGCTACTTCCTAGAATGTGAACAACTCAAGGGCATTAGCCCCGATCTGGCATGGGAGATGACCCAAAGGAAGTATGTGCGCCGAACCCGAAAGATCATCATTGAGTCCAAGACCGACATGAAAAAACGGATCGGGAAGTCCCCCGACTTATTTGACTCATTCGCCGTAGGATTGTTTGTCGCCCGCAAGGTATTCGGAGCCATGGCGGGATCTGAGGCTATAGAGGAAAAAAAGCGGGTTAATAAAGAAACCTTCAAGAAGCTTAAACAAGCCTTGACTCTAAGGAAGAATTGGTAGATTCTATTTACCATTTATGGCTCAACTACCGATTGCCGAAGCGGATATTGTCATCTTCCAAGGCGCGACATTCGATCAGGTTCTCTATTACGAGACTGGCGATCCGCCGTTTGCCGTTGATCTTGCTGGATATACTGCTAAAATGCAAATTCGGTCAAAGCCCGAATCCAAAGCTATAATTCTTGAACTTTCGACTGGAAATACTAGAATCACCTTAAATGAAACTACAGGATCTATTAGACTATTTATTTCGGACCAAGACACCGCCTCCCTCTCCGTCTGTGACAAAGCCGTATATGACCTTGAGCTATACAACACATCCACAAACACCACAACTAGAATCCTGCAAGGCAATGTTATCATTTCACCAGAGGTCACCCGCTAAATGAGCAGAGTTTGCATACCTATCCCCGCCTCGACCTACATTAGTAGTGGCTCTGGTATTGGAACTGGCGGAGGAGGGGTGCCTTCGCCCACGGTTCCAACGGTTAATATTCTGAGAACTGAATCTGGAATTACCAGCTTAATTGGCGGGGGAGCAACGGCGCTCAACGGAATTGCCACTAACAATTCTTCTGCATATCCAGTTAATATTTGTGTGTTTTTACCCTCTCTAAATCCTCCTGCGATGTATCAGCTAAAGTCTGGAACAAACGAGGAAGATCCACCCACTTATTCAACTGTCAGGCCGACAGACTACGGTGCATCAAATCAAAAGGTTTGGATACAGCGACTCTAATGAAATTTCTAATCACAGCAATTGCTTGTTTGAGTTTTGCGGCTTCTGCTTGGTCGCAAACGCGAAGTGTTATTGTTGGAACCAACAGTGTGGTTTCTAGCCCGACCAATTTTTGGACGGCCAACGTTTCCAATAATAGGGAGTCAATTGGTTTTAATTGGCTTGGACTAACCAATACCAACCCCGCAACATTTCAAGCTGCGCTTTTTGCATCAGGCGTGAATGCCCAAGGACAAAAAATTACCAACTTGGGCACACCTACTATTAGCAACGAGGCCGCAACCAAAGCCTATGTGGACAGCCTTGTTCTTCGCGTTCCCCCAGCTATTACAAGTTTTATTGCAACATCTGGCGGTCTTTCCGTATTTGAAATCGGAACCGCCATTTCCAATGTAAGCTTGATCTGGACAATTACTCCGACAAATCTTGTTTTATCCAATCAGACACTAAGCCCAAGTATTGGATCGGTTGACGTTTCTTTGAGAGCAACCAACCTAACGGGGTTGTCACTTACCAGCAACACGACTTGGACAAACGTCATTAATGATGGTCTTGGTTTCAACAATTCCATTGTTACCAATTCTTCCGCATCGATTGCTTTCCGTCACTATCTTTCTTGGGGGCGCTCTTCTTTGACCAATCTTGGAAACTCCGAAATTCAAAGCCTTCATACAACGGGTGGCGGGGCTGGTAAAGGCTTCGCAACGGCTAGACAAAAAACTGGAATCAGCATGACTGTGTCTAACCAATATGTCTATTTTGCTTATCCAGCATCCTTTGGAGCGGCAACATTCAGGGTCAATGGATTTCCAAACTCTGCATTTACAAATACTACTGTATCTTACACTAATGCCAGCGGAAACGTTACTTCGTTTTTAATTTATAGAACCATTGATCCGCAAACTGGAGACGGTATCCCTTATGAAATTCAATAAATTAGCAGCCGTAATCATTTGGGCTACCGCTGTTTCTGGCGTGGCCCAGAACAATGTTGGGACACTTGTCACCGACCCAATTCGTCCCTTTTCGGTAAATTCAACCAATCCATCGGCCATTGCCAATGAAATCAAGGGTGGGCCTTTTGTTTCCAGCAATCTGGCAGGACTTAGCAATATCCCCGCCCTATCCCCGCCCCAAGGCTAGAAATTGGTTCTATCGGTTATGCCACCAATACTGGATTATATTACAGTCTTACCGCCACCTCGCCCGCAACATGGTCGTCTATTAATGGATCAAATATTACCAACATTGCTGCATCCAATATTGTTGGAGCGGTTGCTGTTGTTAATGGAGGAACGGGAGCGACCAACGCCGCAACAGCAAGAACGAATCTTGGTCTTGGTTGGACGGCTCTAACAAACAGCGATGCCACCAATTTTCGCAATGCCATAGGACTTGGCGCAACCAATGATGTGGTTTTTCAAAATATCACAGCTTCTAATGCCCCTTTTCGGGTATATGAAGGGACAAATTTAAGAGTTGAACTGGCTTCAGATCAATATTCTTATTTCGGTTATGGAATTGATTTTTTAAACACGAATGCCCGAAATGAAACAAAAAACAATCTAGGCTT